AAAATGGGGGTTTGGTAGTGTAGGCGCTGCGAGTAATTTTTGTCAAAAAAATAAATCTAAAAAGTAAGTTAATGGCTTTTAAATTACAAAATCCTCCATACGCTATAGATAACACACCTATATACAGGGTAGATATGGAGAATGGTGTTCTAGGTAAAGCCAATAATAACTGTACTATAATATTAAACAATAACCTAAACGCTAATCAAGAACAAGATGTTATAGACCATGAAATGGTGCATATAGATCAAATGAGACGTGGTGATTTAGATTACGATGATAAGTATGTATACTGGAAAGGTAAAAAATATTCACGCAAACAAATGAAAGAAGGGGCAAAAAACTTGCCCTGGGAAAAAGAGGCATACAATAAAACAAAGAAAAAATAAATAAATAAATAAATAAATAAATAAATTATGGCTTATAAACAATCACCAGGTAGAATGAACATGCCTAAGACAGGAAGAGGATTATCACCAAACTTATTAGAAGATCCAAGCCCAAAGAAAAACACAGATGGAATTTTTGGTGGCGACACTATATTAGGAGACGAAAACAAGGATGGTAATATGGTTACAAGAGGTTTAAAAAAAGTAGGGGATAGCCTCAAGAAATTAGATAAAAATCTTGATACTAGCAGAAGCAAAACGAGACCTATTACTAAAAATGGTAAATTAAACTACGACCCTAATCGTATGTAATGAAAAAAATATTAGAATTTTTCAGTACTAAAGTTTTTAAACAGGTAGGTGATGTGGTTGACAACCTATTCACTAGCGAAGAAGAAAGACTCAATGCTAGAAATGAAATATTCAAAGTATTACAAGATGCTCAATTAGAGCTTCAAAAAATGCAGACAGAGATTATTGTAGCAGAAGCTAAGGGTAATTGGCTGCAAAGAAGCTGGAGACCAATACTAATGCTTTCGTTTGGTTTTATAATTATATATACTAAATTTATATCACAGTTATCTACAAGACTTGTAACACCTGTTTTAGAACCAGAATTCTGGAGCTTATTAGAAATAGGTATCGGTGGTTATGTTATAGGTAGAAGTGGTGAAAAAATAGTAGATAAGCTAGGGCCTTTATTTAAAAAGTAAAAAGATTAAAAACAAGTAATAATAGTAATAACAGTAACCAATTAAATTAAATAAAATGGGAAAATTAACAGATGAACAATTAAAGTCTATTAAAGACGCAACAGGAAAAATGAACTCTATACTTACGGAAGTAGGATTTTTAGAGGCAAGAAAAGCAGAATACCTATCAGCACATTTTGAAGCTGTAAAAGAATTAGATGGTATTAAGGCTGAAATCAGAGAAGAGTATGGTGACATAACTGTAAACTTAACTGATGGTACTTATGAAGAAGCTAAGCAAGAGGAAACAAAAACTCTTGAAATAGCGGACTAATGAGTTCTGTTGTAAGAAAAATAAGTATAGGTTCTGACTATAAGAATGACGCTATGCACTATTCAGTAGGGCAAAACGTTTATGGTGGACATACTATAGATTGCATATTACATGACGCACAATCTAATTCTTACAGTATTTACATAAAGAAAGGAAATGAGGTGATGCCATGGAAGAAGTTTAATTCTAACATGGCAATATCCGTTGAGTATGATTTAGAATATTAAATGAGAAGTCTATACGATTTTATCGTCAAACCTATTGGCGATAGATACGATAACAAGGTAAAGCTAGGCGACGTTACATTAATACTAAACACTAAAATTGAAGACTTTAAGTCTGTAAACAATTTAGCTATAGTGGTTGAAACACCAAAAGCTTTTAAAACAAGTATAAAAAAAGGCGATATCATAATAATACATCATAATGTATTTAGAGTTTTTTATGATATCCGAGGTAATAAGAAAAGAAGTAGATCTCATTTTAAAGATGACTTACACTTTTGTTCAGCAGATCAAATATATTTGTATAAAAATACAGAGGATTGGAAATCATTTGGAGACAGATGCTTTGTAATGCCTTTAAAAAACAAAGACACTTTAAGATCACAAAAAGAGCAAGACCTTATTGGTATATTAAAAATAGGTAATAGTTCTTTAAAAGCGCTTAATATCAATCCAGGAGACACAGTAGGGTTTACGCCCGGTAGTGAATGGGATTTTATAATAGACGATCAAAGAGTTTATTGTATGAAATCTAATGATATTGTAATTAAGTATGAACACAAAGGAAACCAAGAAGAATATAATCCTAGCTGGGCAAAAAGCAGTTAAGGAGTTAATTAAAGTGGCAGAAGAAAAGATCGTTGACTCAGAAGATGATTTATCAGCTGACAGACTTAAAAATGCTGCCGCAACTAAAAAATTAGCTATATTCGATGCTTTTGAAATACTTGCTAGAATAGAAGAGGAGGATGAAAGATTAAATGAAAACCCAAAAGAAGCTAAGGAAGAAAAAGCTTTTAGAGGTTTTGCAGAAGGAAGATCTAGATAATGTACGAACAAACCTTAGTAGCAGTATTAAAAGACTATATTAAACCTAAGATATTAAAAAGGTTAAACAGATATAAGAAATGGGAGTACGGTTACAACGAAGAATATGACGTTGTTGTAATCAGTAAGACCAGGCAGATAGGAGAGGTTTACGAAATACAAGGAATAAAAATAGCATTACCAAAAGAAGATGATGTTATTAAATTTGAAGGAGACAAGTGGAAACACACGGAATATCCAAAAGAGCTTTCAAAGATAAAATCGGTATTTGATTGGGACGAATACCCTTCACAGTTTAAAGAAAAGTGGTATGACTATATTGATACAGAATTTAAAAGGCGTGAAGAAGGTTTTTGGTTTTATAACAAAGACAAGCCTTTTTATATTACTGGTACTCACTACATGTACTTGCAGTGGTCCAAAATTGATGTTGGGGCAGCAGACTTTAGGGAGTCAAACAGATTATTCTTTATATTCTGGGAAGCTTGTAAAGCAGATGTACGTTGTTACGGAATGTGCTATCTTAAGAACAGACGGTCAGGGTTTTCTTTCATGGCCTCAGGCGAAACGGTTAATCAAGCTACAATATCCACAGACTCCAGATTCGGAATTTTATCAAAGTCTGGTCCAGATGCAAAAAAGATGTTTACTGATAAAGTTGTACCCATCTCAGTTAATTATCCCTTCTTCTTCAAACCAATCCAGGACGGTATGGACAGGCCAAAAACGGAACTTGCGTACAGAGTTCCCGCGTCCAAATTTACGAGAAAAAAGCTTGATACCAATGAAAAGCTACAAGAGATTACCGGTCTTGATACCACGATCGACTGGAAAAACACCGGTGACAACTCGTACGACGGGGAAAAATTAAAACTATTAGTCCACGATGAAAGTGGTAAGTGGGAAAGACCTACAAACATATTAAATAACTGGAGAGTTACAAAAACTTGTTTAAGATTAGGTTCAAAAATTATAGGTAAGTGTATGATGGGTAGTACATCAAACGCTTTAGATAAAGGCGGTGAGAACTTTAAAAAACTATACTATGACTCCGACGCAACAAAAAGAAATGCAAATGGACAGACTCGTTCGGGACTCTATAGCTTGTTCATTCCTATGGAATGGAACTACGAGGGATACATTGATTCTTATGGATTTCCTGTATTTGAAACGCCAAAAAAACCAGTTGAAGGTCCTGACGGATCACCTATAAGACAAGGTGTAATTGAATACTGGAACAATGAAGTTGAAGGATTAAAAGGAGATCAAGATGGTTTAAACGAATACTACCGCCAGTTTCCAAGAACAGAGCAACACGCTTTTAGAGATGAAGCAAAACAATCTTTGTTTAACCTAACAAAGATATACGAACAAATAGATTATAACGAAGACCTTAGAAATACATCAATAATAACCACTGGAAGTTTTATGTGGGAAAACGGTATAAAAGACACTAAGGTAATATTTGTACCAAACAAAAATGGTAGGTTCAACGTTAGTTGGGTGCCGCCTTTACAGATGCAAAACAGGGTTATAGTAAAAGGTAATACAAAATATCCGGGTAACGAGCACTGTGGTGCTTTTGGATGTGATAGCTATGATATATCAGGTACAGTTGACAAGAGAGGTTCTAACGGAGCTTTGCACGGTTTAACTAAGTTTAGTATGGAAGATGTTCCGCCTAATAGATTCTTTTTAGAATATATAGCTAGACCACAAACTGCTGAGATATTTTTTGAAGACGTATTAATGGCTTGCATATTTTACGGTATGCCAATACTTGCG